ACACTCGCGTCAGAACTCGACGCGTAGAAGCGGTAGCGCCGACCACCGAATGCTGATGCCGAGATCTGCATCGGATCGTTCGCCGCCGGAATGCCGCCGACGGCAGAGATGCCGTACGCAGCGTTGATCGCGGACGTATAGCCTCCGGAGTTGCCGGTGTAAGCCCAGACGAGGTCCAGCACCGCGTCACTCACTGCGACACCCGCGATGTTCGGGACGGTGCCACGGGCTGCCGCGATCATCGACGCCAGACCACCCATGGAGCCACCGACGAGCAGCGTCTTGGAGACAGGACGGATCCCGTTGATCAGCGTGTGCAGATTCGCGATATCTGTCTGCGCCTGGTCGTTACCCCAGTTCGCGTCGTGCATGCGAGATGCCGCGACCATCCACCCCTCCTGCACAGCCGCGTGCACCCACGGGTAGACATTGACGCCATGTGCGATCTGCTCCGTCTGCGTGTACGGGTGCGACCAGATGAGGAGTGGAGCAGCCCCGGTTCCGGGAGGCATCCAGTAACGGACGGGCTGGCCCGCCGAGTCAACGGTATCCACGAAGTCGACGCCGTTGCGTTGCGCCCCAGTGGTTGCAATCCCCCACTTCTTCGCGAGCGCTGCCGTGACGGCGGCGACTCGAGCCGGCGTGATGGGCGAGGTCGAAACGATGAGGTCGCCGTAGTCGAATGTGACTCCGGCGGGCAGAGCAACTCCGAGGCCCGAGCCGATGAAGAGGTTTCCGAGCACGCCGCTGCCCTGTTGCTGAGTTCCCGACGTCGATCCGACGAGATAGCCGTCGACGTAGATCCGCCATCCAGCAGTCGTCATCGTCGCGACCACGACGTGCACGGCTCCGTCGGTGAGTTCCGGCCCCTGGACGTTCCCCGCCGTTCCGGCGTTGACGTAGAGGGCCTGGCCCTGCTGCGCGAGTTGGAGGTTCGCTCCAGACGCGCCGAAAACCAGATGGTTGGAAGCCGTCGCCGCGGACGCCGTGATCCGGATGACGAAGACGAAACTCAGCGGCTGAGGATGCCCGCCGGACGGAGCCGTGTCGTTGATCGACGTGACGTTGCGCAGGTAGGAGGACGTCGCGCAGCGCACCATCTTGTGAGGCCGACCCTCAGCATCGGTGATCGCGGCTGCGAGGACCGTAGGCTTTGCCGCCGGGGTGAGATTGAAGGTGACTCCGCCCCAGCGAGCCGCCCATGTTGAGATGCTCGCTCCGTTCGACCCGGGAACATCGTCGGGGTCGAAGTGCGCGAGCACACCACCCATATCGCGCTCAGGGATGAACTCGTCGAGACGATAGCCGGACCCGCGGTAGTCAGTCATGTAGCCCATTGCTCAGACCTCCTCGAACGTGATGTCAGCGATTTCGGCGGCGGGTACGGCGGTCACCTGCGCGAGCGTCCTATCGAGCGTGATCACGACGATCGTGGACGGCGGGAGGGTGTGACCATCCGAGGTGCGCACTGCCACAAAGGCGGCGGATAGTTCAGCAGCCCCCAGTCGCGTCGGCAGGTTCGCATCCGGCACCCTGGAGTCTGAATCCAGCGGGGCAACGCCGGACGCAGCACCCTTCTGCGTGGAAGGGATAGCCGCGTCGACGGCGTCGCTCAGGGTTTCAAGAGCGGCATTGATCTTGCCGTCCCAGGGGATTTCGCCGCGAGCCGGCAGGTTAAGTGTCGGCATCCTGAAACCCCTTAGCTGACAGTGATGGACTTGGGCGTGCCCGCGGCGGAGCCGGGGTAGGTGGCGCTGATGTTCACCGGTCCCGCCGCGATGCCGATCACGCGGCCGTGCGGCGTTACGACAGCCTTAGTCTCGTCGCTCGAGACCCAGTTGGCGCCGACGGTGATGTCGTTGCCTTCGTAGGTAGCCTTGAGCTGAATCGACGCGCCGACGGTGACCGTGGATCCGCCGGCGATCGTCACGGCCGTCGCAACGGCAGAAGGGACGATGCGGTTGACGCCGACGCCGCCCTTTTGGCGGAAGTTGATCGAGTAGTAGCGGTTCTTGTTGCCGCGCTGCTCGTTGTTGGCGTCGGTGATGACGTGGTAGTCGTTGAACACCTGGCCGGCGGCCCACGCAGTAGAGGCGGGGTAGCCGTCGCGCTGGGCGAGGACCAGCTCAGTGTGCGGTGTGCTCACGAGCTGGCGAACGACGCGTGCCTTGGACGTGAGGTCCGTCGGCAATGGCGGGAAGAACGAGATGCTACCGCCGAAGTTCTCGTAGCCGCGCGTCGAGGTCGTCGACGAGTCGGTGAGAACGCGGTCCTCGTCGGTGTCGGACGAGTCGATCTTGAAGTCGTAGCCGTCCCACTTGGTGTCGTCGGAGGCATTGGTCAGCGTGTCGAGTTCGGCCTTCGTGGGCTTGTAGACGTCAGCGACAGCGGACTTCACTCCGATGAAGAGTCCAGTGTTCTTATTGGACGAGATTTTCGTAGCGGGCATCGTCTAGCTCCTTACGCGGCCAGGTTACGGGGGCCGAGCGCGGCCTTCTTGATGAAGGACTGCATGATCTTCTGCTTCTTGCCGTCCGCGTGAACGTTCTGCGGGTGATCGGTGTGCACGTAGTACGTGTAGATCTCCTGGCCCACGGCGAAGGCAGTCGAGGAGTCATAGCCGACGCGGTGGACGATGATGTAGGGAACATCCGCCTTGAACGTCAGGTTCTTCCAGAGGTTGAAGACACTGTCGGTGGCCGCGGGGTTCGCGTCGCGGTACCCAGAGATCTCAGCGTCGAAGTTCAGCTCGCCGAGATCGACGGAGTTACCCGGGTCGCAGAGAGTCTTGTCTTCCTCTTCGGTAGAGTCCGTCATGTTCAGCGTAAAGCTGTCCGCAGCGATCGCGCACGTCACGTTGCCGCCGGCGCCTGCGTTGGCGTGAGCGGGCGTGGTGACGGCGGCGTAGTAGTTGATGTTCGCCGCGGTCAGCGCATCCCAGTCGACGAGGCCCGTGGGCAGAACCGCCTTGGGAGAGCCGAGCACCTCGTAGGCGCCGATCAAAACCACCGTGTCGGTTTCGTTGATGATTTTGTCGACCATGTCTACTTCTCCTCAGCCTTCGCGGCCTTGCGGGTCTGGGAGGCGACCTGCGCGACGGCCTCCTTGGGGATGGGCGTGTAGGCGAGGGGCTTCGCGTCAGGCGCGACTTCCTCGAGTTCGGGAACGAAGTCGGCGACGCGGGGGCTCAACTGCTGAAGCAGGCCAGTTCGCTTGTGGCGATAGCTCTTCAGGTCCGTCATACCTTCAATGGTAGAGGCGAATTAGTCCACTAAAACGAAGCGGGAAGGCTTAAGCGGGTGCTACCCAGTCGACGTTAACTGTGGATTCAAGAAAAATCCCGGCGATGAACTGCGATGGGGTCTTGCCCGTCGCGGGGCGATTCGTTCCGTAGCCCCCCTTGGCCTCGAACGGGTCGGCAGTTGCGCTGGGTGCCCAGTCGACGAGCAGGTCGAACAGGGCTGCCGCAACAGCCGCAGCAGAGTCGGCATCACCCGCGATACACGCGGCGTTGAGGGGGAGTGTGTGGGGCTGGCCCTTCTCGGGGTTAGCAAGCATGCGATCGCTCATCACGCGCACCGGGGCGCCGAAGTCGAGGACGATGTACGGCTTGACCTTGCCGTCCGGGCCGATGGGGACTGTCTGGTCATCGGGCAGAGCCGACTCCCACACGCGACCACCGACCAGCGTCTTCACGCGCGCCAGCGTTGCGCGCCGTTCTGCGAGTCCGTTCGCAGCCATCAGTGAACCTCCAGACCCATCGCTTGCAGACGCTCACGGAGGCGCTCGCGCCCCTTGACGTAGGACTGCTGGAGAGCGGACATCGCGCGGATCTTGGTGGTTCCGTACTCCTGCGCCAGATAATACGGTTCAACGTTATTCACCCAGCCCCAGGTGAGTACCACGGCGCCATCGATGTCGGATTCCAAGGCGGCCTTGATGTCCCGAGCCATAGAGCCGGTGTCGACACGGCCTGCGATACCCTGACCAGCGGCTTCGCGGAGGTCACCGGTTGCCGTGCGCGCGGCGATGAGGATCGAGTACATCTCGTCGACCACTTCACGCGCAATGTCGTCGAGAACCTGGCGTGCGTCGACTTCGATCTGGTCGATGATGGCGTGGATCTCGTGCTCGAGATCCTTGATGTCGAAGCCCTGCCACTGGATACCGATCACGGTGCATCCTCGGTGACGGGCTTCTGCTCGGTCATCGTCTCGATGGTGCGAAGCGGGGCGTGCGAGGAGTTGACGGCGGAGATGACCTGATAGCTGAGCGCGGAAAGCGCGGGATCCTTGCCGCCGCGGTAGCGCACGACGAGACCCTGCGTGATAGCGGGGTCATTCTCGCGCAACTCCATCTGGAAGCGGAAGCGCCGGCGCGCCGTCCAGCCGTTGCTGTCGTTAGTCTCGAGCGGCATGCGGATGTGCTGTGCGCGAGCGGCTCGCCAGTCAATGATCACCTGATCCGGCGTTCCGCCCGTGACTTCATCTGTCACCGGGTCGTAGGTTCCGGGCGTCCCCGGCTTGATGACGCACAGCTCGCCGTCCATGAACTCCTGGGCGACCTGGAAGATCGAGGCCGCCCAGTCCTTTTGGATAGGCTTCATGGGCATGATGCCAGTTTAGTGGGCTAATCGATGGGGGCTACGGGGTGGACGTCAGCCAGGCTGCCGATGAACGCTGCGCTGCGCCCGCGGAAGATCGCACTGTTGTAAGGCTTGCGTGGCACGATCAGAAGGATGTCAACCTCGCCCCACGTTATGCCGCGGTGGAGGGCACGATCTCCCGCGTGGAAGTGCGACTGCCGCGCACGCTCAGCAGCGATCGGGCGGAGCGCGCGCGCCTGGCGAGTGGTGCGGATCCTAGGCACCTTGCTCCCGTCCTTCCGAACTGGTCACCTTGAGAAGTGGCGCATCGCCGCCGTAGTTGCCGAGGTGACGCAGACCCAGCGGGTTCCGCATACCGCCCGGGTGGTGATGGTTCGCGGCTGTCTGCTGCTGGATCTGGAAGTCGATCGGCAGCCCGGTCCGGGCCGCGAGGTACTCACCGATCGCGAGCCCCAGGAGCGCGAGGCCACGCTTGCCGACCGCCTTGCGCAGACGCCCGTAGCGCTCGTCGGCGAGGATTAGCCGCACGTCGACATCGCGGTACTCCTGGCGGGTGACGGCTGTTCCGACGAGGTACGGCGGCTCGAACGCTTCCGCGATCGGCTTGCACGCCTCATCGAGCAGGAACATCTGACGCGGGCTCAGAGCGCTCACTCCGAGGCCCCCGCTCGGAGTGCCAATCGTTCCCACATCGGCATGCCGGCATCGTCCAGCGCCTCGGAGAACTCCATCAGCCCTGGAACGCCTGCGTGAGTCCCGAACGGATGCCACCCGCGCGGCGGTCCACTCGGCTGGGGTCCCGTGCAACTTGGGGTCGCCAGGCAGTGCTCGAACGCGTCTCCGCCGCAGTGGGGACATGGATCGGTCAGTTGAGCGGTCGTCTTGCTCATGCCGCCACCGCCTGATGGGCGCACCGCTCGCCCTCGAGCCAGTTCTCGAAGCACTCCTCACGGACACGCCATGTGCCGTTGACGCCGGTGTGCATGCCGTGGAGCTTGCCAGCTTTCAGCGCACGCATGAGCGTGTACCGCGAAAGGCCGGACCTTCTCTCCATCTCCGACATCTTCAAGATCACAGTTCCTCCTCCTGGATTAGTGGACTAATTCACTATACGCCGACAGATGCCCAGTTTGCTACTCTTTCGCAATGGCTTGGTATCAGAAGTCGCCCAGCGGCAAGTACCGCGGGCTCTACCGCGGGCCCGACGGCAAGACTCGCTCAGCAGGAACCTACCCGTACTGGGAACAGGCGCTTGCGAAGGCGATCGATGCCGAGGAGGCGGCGAACAAGCCGGGATGGCGCGACCCGAAGGCGGGCGGCCGCGCGTGGGGAGACTGGCTCGACGAGTGGTGGCCGAAGCGCAATGTGGCCCCGGGGACACTGCGCCGGGACATGTCACAGGTCAACAACCACATCCGCAAGAAGTGGGAGAAGGTGCCGCTCGCCAACATCACTCGCTACGAAGTGAAGGCATGGGCCGCCGAGCTTGGCGCGTCGGGTCTCTCGGAGTCGAGCGTCTACCGAATCGTCAGCATCTTCGCCGCCTCCCTGTCGGCGGCCGTGGATGCGGAGATTCTGTCCACTAACCCCGCCTACCGGCTTAAGCTGCCGAATGGCGAGAAGGACATCGTTCGGTACTTCACCCGCGCTCAGGTCGACCGCTTCGTCGACAACACCGAAGCTGAGCGGGACAAGGCGCTCATCTCCCTGCTCGCTGGCACTGGCCTGCGGTGGGGGGAGGCCGTGGGGCTTATGCCACACCGTTACAACCCTGTACGTCGGATCATTCGAGTAGCGGAGGTGTGGGACACGCGCACGAAGCAGATGCGCCCGTACCCGAAGTCTCGAGCCATCCGGGACGTTCCCGTCCCCGCGTGGGTGGCGGAGCGACTGGATCCATTCGCCGAGAACGCTCGGGACCGAATCTTCCCCGTGCAGCTCTCACTGTGGCGAAAGACCGTCTGGGCGCCGCTCGACACCGGTGGTCGAGTGCACGACCTTCGCCACTCCTACGCCTCCTGGTTGCTCCAGTCGGGGATGGCCATCTCAAAGGTCTCGCTGCTCCTGGGCCACTCATCGATCGCGGTCACCGAGCGCTACGCGCACCACGGAGATCTGGACTTCGGCGACGTGCTCAAGGCGCTCGAGTGAGTAGCGAATGTGTAGCCGCACCCCTCCACAAGATGCCACTAACCGCACCCCGCTCGAACGCCAAAACCGCGAAAAGACGCGCAACATGCGACCTCGCGCACAGTTCGCAACAAGCCAGTTTGCCCCCTTTTCTCAGTTGGTGAGAGCGCACGACTCATAATCGTGAGGTCGCGGGTTCAAGCCCCGCTCCCGCTACCAGCCCGGAATCACGCGGATCTTCGGCCATCGGCAAGAAGGCTCCCGAGCAACCGGGAGCCTTCCGTGTAGCAGCCGTGTAGCGAAACGACTCAGTAGCCGTATGCTCCGGCGCCTGGCAACTGGACGGATTGGCCTGCAAGATCATGACTGCAATCCAGCAAGAACTCGATCACTCCACCGCGAACAAAAGAGTGGCATCTGACATCGTTCTCACCGCCCTGAACAAGAATAGACGGGCTCAGAGTCGGACTCTGGACATCGCCATTCCAGTCCCAAGCATTCGGGTGCGGTGGCACCACGACGATGTGCGGCTCGCGACATCCGGGGCAATCGAAGCGAAGGTTATCGCCCTTGAGTCCCACGATCTCTGCGCGTGCGGTCATTAGTAGCCGTACCCGCTGGGCGCCGGCGGGGGAGGCGTGACGGGCTCGTAGGGTTCCAGCGGTGCCCAGGGCTGTTCGCACCACAGCTCGGGCCACACGCCCGCTTCCACGGCCTGCGAATAGGCGCTCGTGCCCATCGGCGCGAGGTCGAAGTAGTCGCTGTCCGTAGTCGCGGCATCGGAGTCCGCTCGCGCGTAAAAGGACTGCGCGATCTTCAGGAAGGTGGCAGCCTTCCCCTTACGGTCAACTGCGAGGTCGTCGGTCTTGATCGACTCTTCATCCTGCGCGTACTCGGCCGCGAGCGCCGAGTAGAGGTCGCCGGCAGCGCGGTAAACAACGTCACCAGCGACGATGAGCGCCCCCAGGAGCGAGTTGTCGGACCAGAGCGGGTAGTCGGCCTGACCGGACACCGGCGGGCTCAGGGGGACGCCAGCGGTGTCGTTGATCAGAATGCGCAGAAGTCCGACGTTCGACGTGACGTCCGGGGGGAAGACTCCTGCGTTGGCCATGACCTCAGTTTAGTGGACTAATCCTTGCGGCCAGCGGGAACGGCGAGAGGGCCGCCCCTTGTGGGGACGGCCCTCTGTGGCGCGTTGTTTACGCAGCGCCGGTGGACTTGACGACGTACTTCTCGTCCCAGTTCGCACCACCGACGACGTGACGCAGGCGGAAAGCCTTCGTGTCGGTGTCGAAGGAGGCATCGCCACCCTCCTGGCGCACTCGCAGCTCCGCGGTCTCGTAGCCGCGCAGCTTGAGCAGCTCGATCGACGGGCGGCGGGTGGCGCCTGGCTTCGGGAGCATGACCCAGTTGGTGCCGGTCACGCGAGGCGACTCGACGATGGTGATGTTGCCGAGTGCGCCCTGGTAGTACGAGTCACCCGTGTAGCGGATCGAGTTCTTGTCGAACGAGATCATCTGCTGGTTGAGCAGGTACATGATGAAGTCGCGCGTACCGACGGGCACGAGCACGTTGTAGCCCGACAGCGAGCCGACCTTGCGGCCGTTGATCGTGCGGTTCGCCAGCTCGATCTTCGCCTGCCACAGGGCATCCGGCGTGATCTTCGAGTTAGCGGGCACGACAGTGCCGTTGGGCAGCGTGCCGCCAGCGAGTCCGATCGTCGAGGAGAGGATGGCGTCCAGAACCTCGGTGTACTCGGCCTCGTGGGCGAGGGTGGCGATCTCTCGCGGCAGGTCGGAGAAGAAGCCGACCGTGTCGTTCACCTGGGCCTCCCAGGTGAAGTCGAACCGCACACCGCGCTTCTGGAGCTTCGAGTAGAACGACTCGACGCCGGCGACCGTCACCGTCGGGTAGTTCGTACCCTCGGGGACGTGAACCGGGGCGCCGTTGGCGTCCAGGCCCGGGCCGGTCAAATCGCCGTACAGCGAGTAAAGCACCGCGGGGCGGAAGTCCGGCACGACTCGCGTCGAGGCCAGGTCCGAAACGCTGTACTCCGGCTTGTCGAGCTGCGGGATCACCTGGAGCGAGACGAGGTACGCCACAGCGGGCGCCAGGTCGCTCGAGGAGTATGCCTCGGCGGTGACCTTGCGTCGCAGTTCCGCGTCGGCGACATAGTCACCGGCGAGAGCGCGCTGCATGAGGGTCTTGGCCTCGGCGACCTTGGCCTTGGTCACTCCACGCTGCGGGGTCAGCTTCCCGTCGAGAGTGAACTTGTCCTTGTACTCGGTCATCAGACGAACACTCCGATCTTGACGGGCAGGATTCCGGTCTTGTAGACGTAATCCCGCGGGTAGTTGACCTTGCCGAAGGGCGTGTTGCCCGTCGCGGTCAGGGTGACGGCGCCGGCCGAGGTGATGTACACCAGGGTGTTCTGCACGATCGAGTTGGAAGCACCGGCGACGGTGAACTCCCAGGTGCCATCAGTTGCCACCGAGACGGTGCCGTCCTTCAGGCTCTGGCCGCCCGAGGGGATGCCAGAGATCGTGTACGGGCCGACGGCCTGCGACTGGACGTAGCCGTTGGCGCCGACGAGTGCGACGCCGGGCTGATTGGTCGTGCTGAGCAGGGGAGTTCCGGGCGCCGTGGTGTTCGGCACGGGCCAGATCTCGGTCAGCAGCTCGCTGTACGGGAAAACCGCGTTCTTGGCCATCAGGCACCCCATCCTGCGATGCTGAAGTCAGCGTCGCTGCCGGTCTCGTGAACTCGGAAGCGGTCTGCCGCCTCCTCGTGGAAGCCGCCGAGCTGGGTCTTGGCGGACTCAAGCATCCGCTCCGACTGCTCCTTGGCCTTGGCGATCGATGCCTCCGTGATGTCCTCACCGTCGGCGGCGCGCTCTGCGAGCGACTCCGCGATCGGCTCGAGCAGTTCTGCCGCTTCGATAAGCTTCATCGAAGCGCGGAACTTCTCGACGGCCGTCTTGCCCGCGTTGGCGAGTGCCTCGGCGTCAACCTTGGCCTGAGCCTCCGCGGCCGTGGCGACCTTGGACTCGTTCACGAAGGCGTTGAAACGAGTCTCGAAGCCAGCGAGGGCCTCCAGAACCTTGTCCATTCCGTCTTCTTTCTCCTGAGACGCCGAGGTGACGCCAGGTGTTTCAGAGGCCGCACGCGCGGCCTCAAGCTTTGCTTTCAGCCCGGATCCAGCTCGACCGGGGTATGCGACGATGTCGACGCTGTTCACCTCGCTCTCAAGAAGCGCGGTGATATTCCCGTCCTTGTCTGATTCACCCATCGCATAGATGGACAGAGAGGCTTGGTCACCGAGCGACTCAACGACGTCCTTCCAGTGGGGGAGGAGGCGGATCTTTCCCTCAACCTCACCGGCGGCGTTCACGGAGGCATCCTCGTCAAGGACGCCCCACTGGTCGCGGGCATCACGTGCGCCAGGGCCTTCATCGTCCTTAGGGTGACCCCACCAGAGCTTCATGCCCTTCTTGAAGGCGCGGGGGGCATACTCGGCGAGCATCTCAGCGGCATACACCCCACTGGATCCAGTCCCTGGGGTGATGAGAGTCGCCGACCACTTGCCCTCAGAAGCGGACAGCGCACCGCCGGACTCGTGGAGCAGGCGCTTCGTCATACTTTCAATGGTAGGGGCGAATTAGTCCACTAAAACGAGTGATCATCGGTTCAGCAGTTCGAGGATCTGTTCCAACTTCTCGCTGATTTGCGGATCGTTGAACCCCGACATCGAGAGGCTATGCGCCGTCGGCGCGTTGCCGGCGCCATTGCCACGCCCTTGATCGGGGGACGCCGTGGATGAAGTCGAACCGGCGGGACCATCCTTGGGATCGATATCGCCGCGCCGCCACGACTTCTCGTTGTTAGGAAGCATGACACCCTCGGGGGCATCGGTTTCGTCCGTGACGATATCGAGCAGTTCAATCAGGCGCATGCGCACCTCGGAGACGTGCAGTGTGCCGGAGTTCCAGCCGAGGATGATGGACTGCATCTCTCGGTAGAAGTCGGGGTCGACGAGCGGCGGGAACGTGACAACAGGCTCATCGATGCCAATCCAGCGGAGCACGCGCTCGAGGAAGAGCGACCAAGACTTTTGCCGCGCAGCAATAGCGCGTCGCGTCGGCAGATCGAGGCTCTCCGCGGCTGAGTAGCTGGATCCGGCGGCGCCCGGGTCCGACAAGAGGTGCACGATCGATACCTGGACGCCGGTCGCTACCATGGCCGCGATCGGGCGCCCCGCGTCGAAGTCGTAGCCCTTGCCGGCCGAGTTGAGGGGAGTGACGTTGGCGCCGATGGCGGTCTGGCCTGCACCCGTTGCGCTCGCGAGGCGGAGCGCCTGCTTCTCGCCCTGCGTCTTCGTCTTCGGGTCGCTCTTGAAGGCGATCGAGGCGAGGGCGCGGTTCATGATGTAGCCGTACTTCATGAACTCGCTGTACAGCTTTGCCCACGCGATGATCGCGATGGCGTCGGGGATGCCGAGCGGCCAGCCAACCTGGCGGTTCACGGAGTGCACCAGGAACTCCTTCGACTCGTCGACGTCTACGCCTCGGATCTTCTTCGGTCGGTTCTTTCGCGGGGTGGGGCAGTCGGTGGTGAAGTACCAGGCACTCTTGGTCGCGCTGTTGCCATCGGCATCTACCGAGTTCCACGTCCGCTTCCACGCCCATACCTCGTCGTTGTGGTCGGGGTTAGAGATGAAGCCGGCAATCTCCTTCAGCGGCACACGACGGAGCGTTCGAGATGCGATGTCTCCGAGGAGGAAGAAGTTACCGTCGGAGTAGAGCGCGCGCTCCATCTCCTCGTGAGCCACGTCGCTGAAGATGTTGCGCTGGTTGATGTCATCCAGGAATGCTTCATGCGCTCTGTCAAGACGACTCTTCGGGCCGCGTCGGTTGCCATAGTCGGCAGGCTTCGTCTTCGGAAGCTTGACGCCCTTCGACCATGTGTATGAGTGGCGCAGTTGCGCCCCCCGGTCGATGATCGGCGACTTGACCATCGCCATGCGGATCTCCTCGGCACCGCGCTGGATGTCTTCCAGACTCGGCCCCTCATAACCGTCGCCACTGAAAGCGCTGGTCCAGTTCTCGTCTTCGACCTTCAGTGCCCGCATCGCTGCGGACATTGCCTCGCGCAACTCGCCGTTCTCGTGGATCACCTCAATGACCGCCTGCGCCCGGCTCAGAGCGGCATCGGGCGACAGTTCGACGGTGTCCATACCCACCATTTTAGGGTGAATTAGTGGGCTAATCCCGGTCTACCAGTCCGGCATTCCGTCGTCATAGAGCGCCTCATCGATCTCCTCGATGAAGTCGCTGGGGTCGCCGGCGACCTTCGCGCCGTCTGGGATGCCGCTGCGCTCGCGCTCAAGCATGGCGTCCGTGTCGATGACTGCGTACATGGCGGCGTCGGCTCGGTCGGGGGAGCCGCCGAGCACTGTCTTCATGTCGCTCTTCTTGTCGATCTTGATGGCGCCGCTCACGAGCGTGTACGTGATGAGCATCAGCTCGTCACGGAGCTGGGTGTCCTCGGGATCGATGTCCAGGAGACCGTCGCGCATCTGGTCCGCGAAGTAGTCGTGGATCTCGTCACGCCAGATCCTCCAGCGCGCGATGTCACTCGACGAGTATGAGCCGACGACGCGGACGACCTCGTAGTCCTTGTCAGCGAACTCCTCCAGTCGCATGAGGTCAGTCGCCACGCCAGAGCCGACAGCATTACCATCGATGCGAACTTCGCTAGCGTTGGTGTACTTCGCGATCGCGTGGATGCGCCGGGCTGCGGTGAGGGTGTCCTCCTTGCTCCAGACGCCGGAAGTCTCGCGCTGCTCCCTGCCATCCATGTAGGAGATGGTCTTGTCGAAGAGGCGAAGATGCCCGCCGCGATTCACGTAGACGACGGACTCGTCCTCGCCCGTCGTCGCGATATCACATCCAAGAACGGGGCGCAGGGTTTCATTTGGCTCAATCTCCGTCGCGATCGCCTTGTTGATGTGATCTTCGCTGAAGAAAGTGTTGTCGGCATCGCCGGGGAACTCGCCGAGCACCTTTGCCTTGAAGCGGCCGTTCGGCGTCCCGCCGATGCGACGATTGAACTGCGGATCGGCGGGGAACATCTCATCTGGAACAATCTCTCCGCCAGACATCCAAGCGCGCTCTTTGTGAGCAATCCAGAGCCGACTCTGGAGCCCATCGAGCATTTTCGCCTCGATATCGGGATCGTCGTAGACGTGTTCACCGGTCATTGTTGGCAGGTCGTAGGCGGAGATAGTGTGGAGATTCCAGTCGGCGCCCTGGTCAGTGGTAAAGAGGTTGAAGAACATGGTCCCGCGGCGGTCGGGGTTTCCAATGCCGACAATGCGTGAATCGCGCCCCGTGGCGACGGCCTCAGCGGCCGTGAGTAGGTCGTCAGGGAGACCGCCCATCTCATCGAGACCCACGAAGGTGCGGCGCTTACGTGTTCCCTGGAAGCTCGAGACGATGTCTTGATCTGCTGGGCGCTTGCCGATGACCAAGGCCTCTTTACCCGAGCCATCCGGCTTCATGTAGTTCCACTCGAGCGTCTCTGAGATCCATCCAGTCGGCGCTCCCTGACGCCCAGCCTTGTGCTCGGTTGCCATATAACCCCAAGCATCCTTGAGGTATTTGAAAATGACAGTCTGGATCTGCTGCCTACCGTTGGCCGAGACAAGGGCAAGCGATTCCTCCGGCGGGAAGGCGGTAACCCACCACGTAACGAGATCGGAGACAGTGAAGGACTTGCCACAGCCGTTTGCACTCTTGATCGCGTTACGGATCTTGCTGGTCGACGGTGTTGCGCACTCGACCATGATCTCGGCCATCTTCTCGTAGTAGCGACGGCCCAGAATGTCACTCGCCCAGGCGAGATAGTCGTGCTGATAGATGCGCTTGCGGGAGCGCGCGGCGATCTCGTCCATCGCCATGTCGAAGACCCGGGGACTAAGCAGCACGGTACTTCTCCAGGTATTCGATCGCTGATTGCAGCTTCTCGATATCGTCTGACAAAGAGCCCAGGCCGCGGTTACAAGCTCCGCAGAGAAGGCCGCGCACGCACTTTCCGCACGACATACCGGCTACCGGACAGCAGGAATGGTCATGGTCCATATGGAAGTATCTCTTGCCTGGATTCCTAGTTCCGCAAATCTCGCAATGTGGATCAGAGAAGATGGAGACTATCTGATCGTCGGTGAGGTTGAAGTTGGTCCTAAGCCTTGTATGGTTCCCGCATACGCTTCTCGATTTCGCCGGCTTGTCGCATGTGGGAACTAGGCACTTGCCAGACTGTTTCTCCCGCCGAGCAATCTCCGTCAGCTTTTTACCCGTCCTCGCCTGCTCGTAGTGGGTCCAGCAGAGACCGCCAACGGCTATTGGACGACCGCACTCTTTCGCCGGGCATGGCTTGCCCAGCTCGCCATACCTGCGTATCGGGCCAATCGGCTTCCCGGCCCTGAGCTGCTGGTAGTGAGCGTCGCAATAGCCCTTGGCCTGATGGCGCCGAGAGCAGCCATCCACCGAACAGAGGCGTAGTGTCGCGCTCCGCACGCGAGGGGTAAATGGGCGCAGTTGCTCGCCGGCTCTCCACTGCCCGTAATGCGTGCGACAGTATCCGCGGTACGTTACGGGAAGACCGCAGCCAGCAAACCCACAGACTGTCATAACAGGTATTTTAGTCCACTAATGCTGCACATGCCAAGTTAATTTAGGCCTCGATCGCCTTCTTCATCAGCTCACCCTGAGCATGCTCGAGCGCTGCTCGGGCGACCTCATCCCATCTTTCGGCGTCGACCTCGGAACGGAGGGCACCCTTCACATAGGACAGGGCGATGTCGTAGACGCGGGCCATCTCAAGAGCGACATTCCGGTCGTAGCGCTCGAGGTCGACCTCGTTGGCCTGCCGGCGCTTGTCGAAGCGGTTGCCCAGTTCCTTCAGGGTCGCGAGCTGCACCTTCAGGTTGTCGAGATCCCATTGAGAGCCGGGGATTCTCTCGAGCTTGGCGAGAATCATGTGCATGCGGCGGAAGAGGAGGTTCTCGCGCTGCGCCTCGGTGATCCAGTCGACGTCTTCGAGCAGGCGCTGAAGCTGGAGGCGGATCTTGGCTGCGGAAACGGCGCCACCGAGCTTCTTGCTGATTTGCTCGGGGCTCATGTAGTCAGCCATCCCGAGGATCTTCTCATCGAACTCGCTCAGTTCCATATCCTCGGACATGGATCGATTCTAGCCGATTAGTGGACTAATCCTGATTCTGTGATCTAAACTGGCGGAGGTAAGCCGAGTCTGCACGAGAAGAACCCCGCCCGTGATCGCTCCGGGCGGGGTTCTTTCCATTCGTGTCCCCTACTTCTTGCTGATCCCCGATGCGAGGTCTTCTGCCTTCAGGCGCTCAGCCAGGGCCTCGTCGCCGAGGTCGCTGTAGTCGATCTCCAGCTCATCCTTGGTCGGCTCGGGCTTCGGCGCAGGCTCGGGATCGGCCCAGACGAAGTCGGCGTGATCCAGGGCCCAATCCCACATCGCGTGCGAGAGGTTCATGATGTCTTGGCGCCGACCGTTGGGGCCGTATCCGCCCACATTGAAGGTGTCCTCGGGCGTGTGCTTCAACCAGATCGTGTTGGCGTGCAGCGGGACGGCGAGGTGCTTTCCGATTGCCTCAAAGTACTCGATGACCTGCGCGTCGCTCCAGGCATGCTTTACCGGGTCGCGCAACTCGTAGTATGCGCCGGCGAGGATGCGCAGGAACAGGGGCGAGCCGAGCATGGAGATCTGGCGCAGGCGATCCGGCGTCAGCGTGCCATCCTGTATCGCCTGAAGCTGCGGGAAGGCCTTGAGAGCGGCATCGAAGAACGCCATAGCCTTCTTCGCCACCTCGATCTCGTTCAGCGTCTTCTCCTGCTTGACGCCGATACGACCTTCGATACCTACATTGGAGACGCGAATGATCTCAACGACATGGCGTGCGGACAGCAGGTACGGCCCCGTGCGCCCGAGGCGGTCGTTCTCGGGGTCGACGCGGCCGACGAGCAGGGGGTGCTCAGCGACGATCGCGAAGGCGCGGTTGACGACCTTGCGCTTATCGAAGCGCGCCTTGACGGATGCCGAGATACCGAGCGCGTTGTCTGCAATGTCGAAGAATGCCTGGCGGAATGAGGCGATGTCGTCGATGACCTGGATCTCGACAGAAACGCGCTCCTGGTGGAAGCGGTCGAGTTTGCGCTCGAGGCGTTCTACCTCGGCCTCGGCGTCCTTCACGAGACGCGAGTTCTTGTGGTCGGTCTTCAGCGCCCGGGCTCGGTGGTCCTTCGCCTTGGCGAGCAACTCGCCGACCTTCTCAATCGCGAGGTGGAAGCCGAGGATACGGTGCTGGCCATCGAGGATCTGGATTTCGAGGCGTTTGCGGTTGGGGTAGGAGAGCATCCCGAAGTCAATGTCTCCGGTGACGACCGACTGATCCGAGGTGAAGTCGAAGATGTCCGGGGCGCGCAGGATGAGCCCGGGGATGATCCAGTTGTCATGCTGGAGGTAGTAGTCCGCAAAGCCCTGTGCGTGCGCCGGCCGGATCGCGCGGTTGCCGGGGTTTGCCTGCTCGGGGTTCGGTCGCGGGATGTTGTTGATGATCTGGTCGGGCGTGAGGGCCACCGAGTAGACGGTTCGACCACCCTGGCGGTAGCGAGACGCGAAGAACTGGGTGTCGGTGCTGTAGCCAGTGGGGGCGGCTTGGCGTGGTGCGGCCTTGGTCTGGGCCATTTTTGCTCCCTGGAACGAATTAGTGGACTGAATGTGTAGTGTACACGTCCTGCCTCGAAGGGCTAGAGAGGCTAGCGATACATATCTGCTGTGGTCGTTCCGTGGCCCCCGCTTGACCGTGGGGTCGGCTCCATCTAGCTTCGCCTGGTACGCATCGGCTGCGAACAGTCACAGGGTTGGCAATGTCGGTGACGTGGCATAGATTCTGTCGAACAGATGTTCGATACTCTGGGGAGAAGAAATGAGCACCACCACAATCAGGGAGTTCGACGGCGGTCGCTGCGTAGAGCTGAGCAGTGGCCCCGACTTCATCGTTCTGGAAGCCGGAGACCACTGCTTCGCCTTCGACAGGGGCATCTTCATCCGGGCCGTAGAGAGGGCCCTGGGGGCGGTGCTCCTGGAATCTGGGCTAGTGCTGGAGTGAGGAGGAGCGGAGGCGGGCGACCTCGTCTTGGATGTACCAGATCGCCTTCTCCAGGTCTTCGCACTGCTTCTCGACGAGCGTGCGGTCTCCCTCTACCTTCAGGCCAGCTCTCCAGAGGTATTTGATGGCGTTGCCGACATTGAAGTTGCGATGCCGAGTGATCTGGATGCACTCGATACCACTGGGATCAGACGTGTAGTGGGAGGGGTGGTTGACACTTTCGTCATTCACCCCTCCACCTCCGTCAACCGGTTCACGTCGACGACGCGACTGTCAGCGCCAATCTTCACGATCGCCATGCCGTCGCCCAGCTCCCGAACGACCTCGACGCGCAGAAGGCCGTCGTAGAGCATGAACGCGCCGCGCGCTAGGCTCACTGGGTCACCGCCTCGAGTGTGAGATGCTGACCGTCGGGGGAGCGGTAGACCACCCAGGACAGCGGGGCTTCGCCGATGAGGTGCTTCTTGATGTTGATCCGGCCGCGGTCATCCATCTTGACTACGCCGACCGGTGCTGACTTCTCGGTCACTTCTTCTCCTTGATTTCAGGTGCCCACGCGCATAGACGGTTTGCGGGCACGAGTTGGTGGCGGCCGGCGAGGCCAGACACGATGCTCGCGTAAACGAGCGACTCGGTCGCGCGCTGGAATGAGACGATCTGCCAGGAGACCTTCCGCGGGTTGAACTCGCCGACCGTGACGTGCTGGCCGACCGTGAGCCCCTGATACTCGGTGAGCGCGCTCACGCTGCCTCCTTGATTAGTCCACTAAGCCAGGCGATCTTGTCCGGGCGGAATCCCGCCCAGGCGTACATGTCGTACGACTTGTCGGTGTCCCAGATCTTCACGAAGACGATCGGCGCGGAGGTGAGCCCGCGGTCTTTGAACATCTGGAGCAGATTGGCATTCTCCGGCAGGTCGATACCGGGTACTTCCTCAAAGGGGATTTCAGCCTTCTCCAGCGCGCGGATTGTGGTGACGCACTGACCGCAATAGGTGCCGGTCTTCGTATACACGGTGGCTTCCAGGCTCACTCGCCGCCCTCCTTGATCGCCGCGAGCAGCTCGGAGACCGGAAACCATCCCTGGACTTCCTGCTCGAGCGCGCTGTCGAAGAAGTGCAGATGCACCTCGGGCTGGCCACTGTTGCCGCGGCCGTGGCTGACGAAGAGCGTCGGCCTGTCCTCAGCGTGAACGTGCTCGAAGCCGGTGGCTTGGATCTTGCGCATGGTCAGTTGCCTTCCTGCGCCAGGATCGGCGCATCGGTATCCGGCTCGCGCAGCACGCGGCCTCGATATGGGTGGGGCTCCGCGATGTGAACGGGGGCCGCCTGCTCAGCCTTTGGGGCGTCCAGCGCCTCGAGGCGGGCGATGATCTCCTCGTGGCCGCGGATCATGTCGCGGTGCGCCTGGATGAGGGCGCGGACGTCGGCGCTCACGATGCCGCCTTCAGGGGCTCCCAGTGGCGCCCGCAGATGCAGGAGTGCTCGCCATCGTGGTCGATGTGCAGTCGGCAACGGTGCGTGTACGTCGAGTCGCCGATCTTGCGCACCTCCTTCGCCGTCGCCTTGCAGCGGTAGCTGGCGAACGGGACGCGCTCCCCGTCCTTGAGGGTCATGTTCGTGTACACGATCAGTTCTCCCTCATCCAGATCGGCGGCTTCGAGCGCGTCTGCTCGGGCTGGTAGCTGGAGTCGGCGGTGGCATGCAGGATGATCAGCAGGTCGCGGATCTTGAAGGAGCCGAGGCGGGTGTCCCCGTGCTCGTCGTCGTACTCGATGACGGCGTACCCCTCGCGGCTCGGGTCGGGGGAGAAGGTGAGCATGACATCCGTGTCGACGGCGTCCAGGTCGATGTTGGTCATCAGAACTCCTTCCCGTGCTTGTGCGCACGCGTTGCGTTGTATGCGAGCTTCTCGTTGATCATGGATGCCAGATCGATGTTCGCCTCATACGCGAAATCGAACGCGCGGATCACGATGTCGGCAAGCTCGGAGGGGACACCTTCGGGCTTGGCGGGCGCGCCCGTCTCATGGATGGCATTCCCGCCGAGCGGCGCCGAGGGGTAGTGCGTCTCGTCGACGGATCGACCGTGCCGAAGTTCTTCGATGGCCTCGGCGACTTCAGTCGTGATGAGCGCAAGGCGGGACGTCCAGTAGTTGCGCTCGATAGCCGGATGCAATCGGAAGAGCTTCGACATGAAGGTCGAAAGCGTGCCCCATTTCCCAGCTGTCGAAATGAAAACCGGAAGCATGCCGCGGACTTCCTGTCCCTCTTCGTGGAACCCCTTCGCTCCGTTCGCATCGCCGATCTGCTTCTGGAGTGCCCGGAGTGCGTCGATCTTCTCTTCAGTAATGGCGGTCACTGATCCGCCTCCTGTTCGGCGCGAGCCTTACGAACAGCGTCGAAAACATCACCGAGCGGTTCGATAAGGCCTTCCGGAATGGTGATGGTGTCCGCGTAGTAGGACGTGGGGCTCTTGATCTCGAGCTTGATGCCCCTAGCCATGCTGCGCGCCTTGATCTTGTAGCCGTCCTCGCTCTCGTGAGTGGCGTCGATGTTCACCTTCACGGTCTTGCGTACGCTTAGCTTGATGTCGGTCATAATTCGGTTCCTTCGGTAGTGGTGGGCGGCGTCACGGTGTAGCCCTTGGCTCGCAGCGCCTCGATGAGATGCTCGGTCGCACTATGTTCAACAGCTTCGGTGATGAGATTCTGGAGGCGATCCAGTTCGTCCCGGATTAACTTCTGGCCGAAGTTCTGCGGGACGTTGAAGACATCGGGCTCCACCACGCGACCGCGGATAACATCGGGGTTTCCGACCGTGATTGGCTGGTAAGCCGCAGGCCAACCTTCCCAGGGATAGTAGCCCTGGCCGTGCGGCGGCGGGGTCACTCCCATCCATGGCTTTGTCATGATGATCTCGGTCCTTTCGGCTTGGTTGGCCCGTTGTAGATGGCGAGGAGCGCACCGGCGACCAGCGCAAAGAGGATGACGTAGATCACTTGGCCTCCTCCTCTGCGATGATCCGCTCCGCCATCTGGATGAGCAGGTCAGTGCCGCCGCCGGGGCGCACGGCCGGGTAGATGTGGAACTCGCCGTGCGCCGTGGTGCGGGGACCAGGCCATTCCGCGCGCAGGCGCTCACCGACGCGGCGAGCAAGCGCGGAGACGTGATCCAGGGGGCCCGTTTCGGGCTCGTCCACTTCGGCGATGATCTCGCCGTTGTCGCCGTAGACATCGTGGGGAGTCATCGGACCTCCCTCGTCCCGCCGTTGGGATCCTTGTCGGGCCGAATCTCCTCGTCGAGCCGCTGCGAAGCGTCGACGTTGAGAACCGCCTGGTAGCGATCGCGCGTAAAGGAGTTGATGCCCTGCTGAACGCCATACAATGCGTCCTGGGCCTCCTTCCATGCGGCCTTGTAGCCCTTGCGGTATGCCTCCTTCAGACCCTCCTGGCTCGGCTCGCCGTCTTCGAGGCGCTGGATCTCTGCCTGCTGGCGCGCGATCTGCTCGTTGCGCTTCGTGATGACTTCCTGGAGCTTCTCGATGTGTCGGATGAGGTTCTCGGGGCCCTCCAGCGTCACGGATGCGGTCGGCCGAGTCACTTGCTCCCCGCCAGAAGTGCAACGTCGTAGCGGTCACGGATGGCGATGGCCGCCTGTAGCTCGATCTGAGCTGCGATGACGGCGTTCTCCGCGTTCTCGAAGGCGCGCTGCTTGGTCTTCACGCGGTCCTCGGCCTCGGAGAGGAGAGCCTGGAGGACGCTGGATGGGTCGCGCTCGTCGAAGTCGTGGGATCCGTGCTGGCCGTTGGTGTAGATCTTGCTCATCGCTGGCCTCCCATGAGGATCACGAGGATGCCAATGAGGGCCAAGCTGATGATGAAAGTTGCGACATAGTCGCCGGCGGTGCGGGGTTCACGGGGCTTGCCGATCGAAAACGGCAAAGCGAGCAGGACGATGACAGTGAGGGCGATGTACACCCAGGCGGCGATGATGGCGACGGTGGTCACTTCTTGCCGCCCTTCTTGGGCTTGGGAGACTTGCCCTGCTCTACTCGAGGATCTCCGAGTAGCTGCGCCTCGCCGTAGGATTTACTGATTGACTCATCCAGGAGCAAGCTAACCACGCTCGGCCCATTGGGATCGCTGAGGAGGTGCGCGACGTACTTCCCGAAGTCCGTGCTCTCTTCGGGTTTAATGCCGGCCTGCTTGCCGAGGTCCGCGATCTTCGCCTCTGTGGCGGCGCGCTCGTCGGCCGCCTTGCGTTCGGCACGAACCTCGAGAGTAGTCGTGAGGTCTGCCCAGAAGCGGTCGGTGGGGTAGTTGATACGCGTCTTGGAAGCATCGAATGGGTGGAACATGCCACCATTCGCGCGGTAGCCCGGCAAATCCAGTGCCTTCAGAACGGTCTCCAGCGTCTCCTGGCGCGTGCGCTCGGCGGTGGCGGCGTTGGAGCGGCGCGTCTCCTCGATGAAGCCGGCCTTGAGGCTCTCCGCCTGCGCTGCCAGCTCCGCTTCATGGCGCCTGCTTGCCTGGTCGATCGCCTTGAGCAGGCCGCGACTGTACTCATGCTCCATCGTTAGCGACTCGCCGAGCGACTCGGCTCGGTCTCTCCAATAGCCCATGCTCTTCCTCCTTCTGTCGCCCGCGGCGTGGTGTTCCGCGAGATTAGTGGACTAAATCGGCCCGAGATCAGCGTACCACGCTATGTGGGATTTAGCCCACTAATTGTATCAGAGCGACCTTAATCATGTGGAAGGCCCCCTGGAGCGAGGCTCACAGGGGGCCCCTGGGACCACTACCCGTTGCGTGGGAGGAAAGGAGGATCTCCGCCGCCCTTTCAGTCTACGGGTGGTCGAGGGTGTTTCTACGAGTGGGGGAGCGCTAGCATCGGGGCCATGGCCACACCTCGCTCCCTTCTGCCTGCCCTCGCGATCGTGGGCGCCCTGGCGCTTTCCGGGTGCGCCAGCAGCACGCCGACGCTGGCCGAGGAGTGCCGCACGATCAACGACGCTGCGGGCAAGATCGCCACGAGCTTGGACGCCGTGACGCTCAACAGCGTCGAGGCGGCTACGGTGATGAGCGATCGGTTGAATGAGATGAATGCCGACTTGCGGACCAAGCGCGACGCGCTCGTGAACCCCGAGCTGCGCGATGGTGTGACGCGGATGGTCGACGGGCTCCAGATCATCGCGCGGGACATGGCGGGCATCGCGGCCGGTGGCTCGAGTGCGAAGGCTGATGCGGCGATGGCTCGCCTCCAGTTGGCAACGAGCGACGTCATCGCGCTGTGCAGCGATGGGTGATAGCCCCCGGTGATGCGTGCGGGGCTGAAGAAAAATCGCGGGGGAGCGGGCCCTTCGACCTCGCGGTGCTGGTGGGGATGTTTGCGGCTCTGCTGGCGTGGGTTGTAGCCCCTGGGCGCTGGCTGGGTGGGTGAAAAATGTGGTGATTTGTGGGTTGTAGCCCCATGAAAATCCCTGGCCAGAGTAAAAAATGTACGGGTCCTGCCCGCGCCCCCATGCCACGTCCCGGTAACACCTAAAATCCTGAACCTTTCCCCGCCACCTCAAACCACCCCGCGTTGGGCGCCGGCCACGCAGCCCACGCCCCTCCCTGTACGCGTCCCACCGTTACCTATCCGTTACACATTTAGTCCACTAATCTCTACGCATTTAGTCCACTAATCGGGTAGAATCGGAACATGAAAACCGAAACCCTCCGCACTGTTGAAGTCATCGAGCGGCCCCATGACGTCATCGCCGTCGATGTTGCCACGGGTGAGCGCATCGGCTCATTCGACAAGCTCGCCGGCGCGCAGCGTGGCACCATCCGGGGGCGTATCGTTGCCCGCACATTCCCCGCATGGCTGGAAGCCATCGAAGCCCTGGAGCATCCCGACGACTGCGCCTACTGCCAGGCCGGCGAGTCTTCCGCCCACGCTTATGAGCCGGTGACGCTGTGACGTGCGCACTTTGCCACGGGCTCGGCATGATCCATATCGTCGTGGGATGGGAGCCCTGCCCCCAGTGCAAGTGCAAGTGCATCTGCACGCCGGTAATCGCTGGTATCAGTGACGGGCCGAACGTTGATTGCCCGCAGCACGGGGAGCGCCGCTGATGCTCAACCTCATCCTCGCTATCCCGTTCACCCTGACACCGTAGCGGTTTCACTGCCCTAGCGGCCCGCATAGGCGGGCACCGCGCGTCATGGCGCGCTAGGGCACTGCGCGCCGATTAGCGCGCTAATCAACCCAGAAACAAGGGAATACGATAATGGCAGATATCAAGCATGGCGCGCAGTATGGCATCGCATATCGTCACGTTTACGCGGGTACATGCCCGCACGGGCCGCGCTACCTCGTCAAGTCGGACACGCGGCGCTGGCATGGCCTCGTGGCTTGCCCCAAGTGTCACGGGGAGCTGCACGAGGTGCGCGTTACGTTCGCCATTGTCCCGTGGCGCGGGGATGGACGTTACAGCCTGGACCAGGCTATCGCCACCTACAGCCGCGAAAGCATGGCCGATGCCGACGCTAGCCGGCGCTATGCCGCGGATGAGCGCTCGCCGTATGTCGTGCGCACGTTCACTGCCCCGAGCGCCTCCTGACGCTCGCCCTCAGTGGTACACCCGACGAAAGGTTAGAACAATGGAAAAGTGCATCAACTGTCACAGCGCCGTGGGCATGGCATCCTCCCACGCTGTAGGGCTGTGGGATGGGGACACCTACCACGGGGGGGTCTGCTCGAACTGCACGACATACCCGGAACGATTGAGCACTAACGCTCGCGTTCTACTGGACTTGTTCGCCCCGGGGAGTGTGCGCCCGTAATGTTACCGAGATCGACTGGAATGGTGCCAAGATCCTTAGCGCCGCGATCCAGTATCACGGGGCCGTTAATGCCTGACGCTCGCCTCCAGGGTCTACCCGCCATGAGCGCCACACTGCCGCCGCTCATGCCGCCCCGCCCGAACGCGGGCGCACACCTTGACTGGGACCGCCCGGTTGGCTACTCGCACGCCGCATCCATCATCGCCGCCATGTCGGCACGCAACTAGGGAGACACCATCATGGTAACTATCCAACTCGCAATCCCGTCCCGCATCGGACAGATCGACGCTCGCGTCTTCATCACGCGCGGCACCTCCACTGCTGAGTCCTACGGGATCGCGTTCGATGAAGACGGCGCCACCATCGCCGAGACTAGCGCCAACCGCTACAGCGGTTTCTGTGACGCTGAGATCGCCTATGACGAGGCACACCGCCTCATGGCTTGGCGCTGGGGTGTCGAGTCCGAAGACATCGCGGCTGCCGTTGATGCCGCCGGCCTCACGTGCGACTGCGAGTAACCATGCATCCCGACACTCTCGCCGGCGACGCTACAGCGGCCCGCACACTGCAAGCCTGGCTCGCATACTCCGACGCCGAGATAGCGCGGCACGCGCGCTCACAGGGCCGCACGCGAGCATTTCTCGCCCTTCGCGCCCTGGCTCGAGCTGCAACGCTCGCGGCAATCGGCGTCGCGGGGATGCTGGCCGGGTGGGCGGCGATCGTTCTGACGGTGGCGGCTTCGCACTAAGCGACCTTCGCACCGGCAAGCACCGATGCGGGCGGCAAGGCCGTCAAGGCTTCGGAAAGCTCATCGACAGCTGCACGCAGCCGGGCGACCGAGTGCAGCGGCATCGGCGTCAAGGCGCTCAGATCGTCAATCCTTTCTCTGAGCCGATCCAGTGTGGGCTCGGCCTGACTGGCGAGGTAAGAGAGTCGATTGGCTGCGCGCTTACGAGTAGGTTCCATGCTCTGATTTTAGTGGGCAAAAGTTGACAAAGCAAGACTTGTGCACTATCACGCGCGTGCGTCGTGCCGCGGCATCGTCGCGAGGCGGAACAGGTGAAGCGTTCAAAACTAACGATCACCGGCTAGCGTGAATCGCGAACCTTAACACATCGAACCATCGACGTCAACCAGCCGACGACCGAATCCAAGCGGCTCAACGATGGGTTGAAACCCACATTTCGAGAAGTTTTTGACACTCCATTTTAGAACGTACTTATCCTATTACCATATATATATGAATCACATTCTTACTTATGGTCTCTTAAGCTTCAAAAACAAGACTCCAGTGTTTTCAAGGCCTCGCGCTCTCAGCAAACTCCCAGACAACAACACATATGGTCCAAACACAAATCAGCTTTGTGCTTACCCGATTATCACGCGGGGGTCTACTTTCACAACTTTTTCGCCCTCGACAGGCACAAAACAATTGCATACTCGGAAACGCGGTCCGAATGTGTAGAGTGGCCCCGATTCGTAGACCACCCTCAAACTCATTCCTGAGAGTTTCCTGAATCCAACAGATTTAGTCCAATAATCTGTAGACACCGGCAATCACCTTCGCTAGAATCGGATTAGTCCACTAAACGGGACGCCACAACTTCAACCACACCCACAACACCAGGAGACATCACATGTCCGTCACTCTTCCCCTCACGCCTGAGCTTGTCGCCGGCTTCGCCGCGGTCACCGTCCACGCATCCGCCGACAAGGTGATGACCATCATCACAGGCGTCCGGGTGGGCCACCGCTACCTCACGGCCACCGACCGGTACAGCGTCGCCCGCTTCGAGCACACCACCTATGCCGAGTCGGTCGAGCGCCACGGCGAGAGCGGCCCGGCTGAGCCTGACTGGTCCGTGGTCATCCCCGCCGACGTGGCCGCATGGGCGAGCAAGCTCAAGCCGGTCCGCTACGTGGAAGAAACGCTCACGATCACCGACAACACGGTCACCCTAACGCGCGGCGGCGTCGCGGTCGAGTCGCGCACCTTCGTGGCCCTCACGGGCAACTTCCCGCCCGTCGACCGGCTCATTCCCGAGGTCTCCGACGCGACGATCGACGCCGAGCCGTTCTCGCTCGGTGCCGCCATGCTGGCCAAGCTCGCCAAGTCCGCCGCGCCGCTCGCCCGCGTCGCGAAGGCGAAGGATCTCCCTATGCGATTCCAGCTCACTCCCGCGCCCGCACACTCCCGGTTCCCCGGCCCCGTGCTCGGCACCGTGGGGGATCGGCTCGTGATCCTCGCGCAGCCCGTGAAGCGCGCCGCATAACCGTCCACAACTTCAACCACCACACCCACAACCCAGGAGGCCGCCGTGGCTCGCTACACAACTCGAAAGGCCGGCACCGCCGGCAAGGCAAGGACCATTGCCACCCGTCAGGCTCGCGCCGTCAAGCTCGGATCTGTCCGCGTGAGCGCATCGGGGCGTGCGCGATGAACACCACTCGCCGCAACCCCGCCGAGCTGCGCACGCTCGCACAGGCCCGCCGTGCAACCCAGTGGCAGTGCCTCATCGACAGCCTGAGCGCCGCCGAGGAGCGCGCCGGCTTCTCTGGTCACCAGTTCGGCCGCCGTGAGATGGAGTCGTTTCATTCGCGCCTCGTAGGGATGCCGTGGGAGGCGCCGTTTAGCTCCGCCGTCTACTGGGCCGAGCGCATGGAGAACGAGCATTCCGACGGCTCTATTGACGTTCTCTACGTCGTGAAGGTGTGGCGACCGGACGAGGGCGCGCTTACCGAGCGCATCGCCGAGCAATGGATCCTCTCGGAGGACTACACGCCCCAGCTGGACGCAGAGACCGCGCTCGACTTCGCCCGCCGCGCCGCTTTCCAAGTGGGAGGCGAACTGTGAACACGCACAGCGAAGCCCGCACGCTCCCCGACGCCCTGCGCGCCGCCGCGATTCGTTCCGTTGAGCTTCTTCCGAAGATCAACGCCGGCGAAGCATCCGACCCGCTGCGCACCCTGATCCCTGGCGACGCAGATGCGAGCGTTGAGATCCTTCACGCCGTCAGTGTCGTTACGGGAGGCTTCAGCCACCGTAGGCCGCCGTTTGGCGAGGCTGTCAATACGGCGCCCGCCAGCCGCGCGCAGCTGCGCCGCTGGGCCGTTAAGGAGGGGCGAGCATGAGCGCCGTCAAGGTCGAGATGACCCGCAGCCGCAATATCCGCATCCACTCGACATGGACGGCAGACGTTCCCGAGGAGATGCTGAGCGACCCGACCTACTTCGATGACAACGGCTACCCGACGCCCGACTTCGACCAGTGGATGTGCGACAACGGCACCGAAGCGGACGCGGACGGACCCTCGCCGGATAACGACGACCTGGACTACGAGGTTGCAACCATCGACGGCGAGGACGCCTGGGTCTACTTCGACCGCCTCGGGAAGGTGCGTTGCCCGGTGTGCGGAGAGTACGTCGAAGAGGACGAGATGAATCACTGGCCCAAGCTCGCGCAGCCGGTCAGCATGTGCGACTCGTGCGAGCACGATGCCCGCCGCAGCGGATGGGAGCCGGGGCGGATGGGAGCCGGGGCGATGAGCACGCGCAAGGATGGACGCCCGCGCAGCGTGGCGATCACGCTGCCGCTGGACCCGATGCCCTACGTCTGGTCAGGCACGAAGCTTCGCACGGGTATCCGTTTCCACGGCGAAGCTGTGGATTTCGACCCGCGCCCCGGCTACTCTCAGCGGATCGAGGACTACGCATGACCCTCGCATCCCCCGTCCTTGACGCCCTGGACTTCACCCCCGGGCCGCCCGTGTGTGACGCTCCCGACTGCGAGATGCGCGCCGATTA